TTATGGCTACTAAAGTAACATCGAGAGAAAAACTCCAAATTAGGTATTTAAGAGATGAAGGTTACTCTATAATGACTATTGTCTCAATCACAGGTAGGTCTAAGACTACCGTAAGAAAAGTTTTAAAGGGATAAAATGGCTAAAATTCACAAAAATGTTAGTCCTGATAAGAACTTTATTTTTGTAGATTTTACTAAATTCGGTTCTCATTATATGAATAAAGAAAGTGATTTGCATAAATTTAAGGCTGTCCCTATTGCTGATGGTAATCGGGCTGAACGTCGCGCCTATAAGAAAGCAAAGAAAAAGAAATGAGTCCTTCTAATTACCGTAGAGCTATACACTTCTATCTTACAACAAAATATGGTTGGGGAAATAGAAAGGCCAAAGCTTGGATCGGTAACAATTCTGAATATCTAAATAAAATGCATGAAGCACATTGTCCTGCTGTTCAAACTGCAAGATACATAACTCGAATGAGAGACAATGGCTATGGCCTACTTAGATAATGAAGAAGATTTAAAGATTATAAATAAAGCCAAGAAGCATATTATGCATAAATATAGAATGAGTGAAGCAGATGCTCATGTATTCATTCAGCAAACAGCGATGCGTAATCGAATGAGAAAATTAAAAGTTGCTAAGATTATTTTGGAGAAAGCTAATGCTTAGCGAAAAAGAAGAACAAGATGTAGTATCTATTATAGAATATTATAGAGAATTACAAAAAATTCACCGTGAAGTAATCGGATGGGATAGTCAAGAGCACAACAGAACTATATGGCTTGCCGAGAAACTTAAAGAGATAAATAATGAATGCTCTAAGTATGCGGAAGAACTTCAAAAAGCTAATGAATTAAGTGCACGTTTATCAGAAAGATTCGAATAAATGCTTAACAAAGAAGAAGAACGTCGGCTTGCATCTTTTTTAGATTGTACAGCAAGTGATCTTGCAAAAGATGTTACATACGCAAGTGAATATTATATTACAGCAGTTCGTTGGCTAGCAATCAAACTTAAAGAGACTAATGATCATTTAAATAGTCTAGTTAAGTGTAACGGTAAAGAACGCCACAGGCACTACAACCTTAAAACAGATGAGTTTATTATGCATGAACATTCTCATACTCGACAAGCTGGAGATATGGAACCGCTACAACATCACTCTCTTTACGAACATGATCGTGAGAATAGAGAAGAACGTACTCGTACAGAATACGTAACTACAGAGAAACTTTTTAAGAAAAACTAAAATGACCAAAAACAAACAGGCTAAAGATAAACATATACACAGTCATAAAGAAAAGAATGATATAGCTAAGGCTAAATTTATATTAGCTCAAAAGTTTGGAATTGAGTCTCAAGTAGCTTATGAACGAATGCGAAATTACTCTACAAAATTCGGTCTTAGAGTGTGTGATATAGCTCGTAGAGTGATTCGAGGTGAACAACCTATTGTCAACGCTTTGGGAAATAGAAGCTGACTTTATTAGATTGATTGCGAGAATTAAAGAACGTGGGATCAAAATTGATACAGCGTTTTCTCGAAAAAAGGCTATCGAAGGTACAAAAATCCTTAATACTATCGCAAGTAATCTCGGATGGAACCCGGGTAGTCCTCAGCAACTCGGCAAGTATCTCATTGATGATCTTGGTTTACCTGTACTCAAAAAAACACCCAATGGTGCTCCTTCGTTTGACAAAGAAGCATTAGAAGAATATGAATTACTGCTAGATGCCACAGGAGACGACACTGCACAAAAAGTTCTTACCTATAGGGGATGGCAAAAAACAGTAAGTTCCAATTTCCAAGCCTATCTAGACTTAATGGATGAAAATGAGATCTTACACCCCAACTACAAAGTACATGGTACTCGCACTAGTCGCCTCAGCTGTGAAAAACCTAATCTCCAGCAGATTCCGAGGGAAAGTGTAAAACCTTGGAACGGTGATGTTAAAAAAGCGTTCATTCCTAGAGAAGAAAGACTGTATTGGCAGGGTATTAATGGAATTCCAACTGCACAAGGTTCAGGCATTTTTACACCTAATGCTACGAAAACTATCTGTGGCGAATTAAAACTTAGAACATTTGACTTCAAGCAGGTTGAATTTAGATTAGCAGCTGCATATGCCAAAGAGAAAGATCTTTTGGAAGTGTTCAATTCGGGTGCGGATATTTTTTCGGAAATGTCCACCCGATTGGGTCGTCCAAGGCATCAGATTAAGACATTTGTATATGCTACATTATATGGGGCGGGGAAGAGCAAAATTGCTCTTATCCTCAAGGTACCTAAAGATGAAGCGGATAGTCTATATGAAGAATATCACGGAACGTGGCCGGGTTTCAAAAAGATTACTGAAAAGGCGACTCAGTTAGCTTCTAATGACGGATATATTGAATATTGGACTGGGCGACGTAGACACTTACATAAAAGTGAAGCACATAAAGCTTGGAATTCTATCTTGCAAGGAGGCGCTTTCGAAATTGTTAAACGTAGAATGTTGGCACTTAAAGACGAACCCATTGTCTTACAGGTACATGATTCGATTACCATTGAAGACGATGATAATTGTGATATCGATCGAATCAAAAAGACCTTGGAAGCTGTTCCAGAAAGTCAACAACTGGGCGTTAAATTCGAAGTAGATATGGTTGTTGAAGGTGAGAAATGAGCAGCAAAAGTAAGCGTCCTAAATACGGCAATCCTGCTAAACGCAGAATGGTTGCTGGAGATCTCCAAAAGTTAGCACAACCTACAGGTATCTCGAATCCTCGTAAACTTGGAGGTGCTATTAACTCATTTGGATCTCCAAAAGAACGAAGTGCTGCCATTTTAGACATGACAGATTCAGTTCATTTGGAAGCCACAAATGTATGTACTGTTGATTTGGTACGTAGTGGACAACTTAATGAACAAGCAATTTTTATGACCTTAGAAGGTCGTATCAATAAAAAACCGGATCAAGTATCGGTAGGTTTTATCTTTGGTCCTGATGGCGCTGCGGCTATTATTACTGAGTTGTTAAGTCTTGCTGATCGTTTTGGGGCTGAATTACTCTATGATATAACTAGTCGATTAACTGAATTACACCAAGAGAAAAATGTAGACCTGCATTTCTTGAAGGCTGCAATTGAATTAGTACTTGAAGGAGCACAGTGAAGAGTAAAGTAAGTATAGAGGAAATAAAGCATATTAGACATGAATATTTGGAGGGAGCTAGTTGTCGGGAACTTTCTAAAATGACTAGATATTCATATGGAACTATTTATAGGATTTTAAGTGCTAATCATCCACTAACTTTGGACATGTCTAACATCCTTCGGTCACACGGAGGGAGGCGTTAATGTTAAGCTTTATCTGTCAATTATGCAAAGAAGCTGGTGAACTTCCTGATGGTAACAATGAACCTTTTAGATTGATTCTTAAAAGCACTCTTCATGATAAATGTAAGGGAGGAACCCATTGTGACTGTCAGCATCGAATCAACTCAAAAAATCACTGACGAGTATCTTAAAGGTCTTAGAGAAACAGTCAATGCTGAAGAAAATCCTGTAGAGTATCTAGCTATTGATCCTGGTAAATCAAATGGCATCTGTGGCTACGATGCTAAACTATATATGGTATTCATGTTAACTATTTCTTCTACGGATATGGTTCGATGCCTACATCAATTTGAAAAAGTTCAATATTGTATTGTTGAAGACTTCAAGCTCTATCCTAACAAAGCACGTTCTCAATCCTATTCTAACATGGAAACTTCCCGTGTAATTGGCAGAATAGAAGCATGGGCTGAACTTAAAGATGTTAAACTTATTAAACAACCGGCAACTATCAAAGAAACTGGATATAAATGGATTGGACAGAAACCACTCCCCAAGTCTGATAAGAAAAATCATCAAGTAGATGCCCATGTACACTTTATGTATTGGGTAATTAAGAGTGGTAGGTTTGATGCTTCAAATTTGGTACATGGACTGACAAGGGATCCTGATGCGAGCTGAGGAAATACGACGTATCTTTTTTACTAGGCACATGTCAACTACTAGTCTTCTTCAGTTCTTTGCAGACGAACACCTGCATCCTGAATTGAAAAGGATTGTAGAACCAATGAGAGAATTAGCATTTACCATGGTTAATATACTTCCTGATGGTTCAGAACTTCTCACTGGATTAAGGCGCCTTATCGATGCCAAAGATGCTTTTATACGCCAATATCTAGCTGCTATTAATTTTAAACTACCTCAGCAAAGGGCGGTACCTTACGTTGCCCCAGTTACGCTACAGAAACCGAACAACCGGTAATATAGTATTTGTGATAAAAAGAAAGAATGATTTAGTAAAGGTAGAGTACGAAAACTCGGGTATGACGGGTTGGTACTCTAAGCAAGATTTTAATAGACTATTTAAAATAGTACTCTAGATAAAAAGAAGGCCCCCGGCTTAATTTACAAGCCGGGGGCCTTTCTATGTTTTTCCGCAAGAAAATTTTTGTTGAAGAACAAGCATTCCTGCTGCAATTTTCTTTCCAAGTTCACTGGGAGGAGGATTCTCTCTATATGCTTGATTGAATAAACTTATCACACTACACCATTGTTTATTACTTTCTCTATCTACATAATTTGCGTATTGAAAAGAAGATAAGATACTTATAAACAATACCAGAGTTACCGCTACCCAAGTATACATCAACCTTCTAGGTACCATAATAAATGTAGGTCTATCAGCCACAGTCAGCTCCTCAGTAATTCTAAGAGGAGTTCTCCGATTCCTGCTCCGAAGATTCCGGCTGAGAAGACTCCGAGTGTAATACGATGGGCGAACTCTTTATTAGAGAGATAAGTGTAGCCGCCATAGGAACGCCTGTCATCGATGTAAATACCAGTAATAGCAACCAATGCACTTTGCCAGTGTATTGTTGATATCCAATTCCAGATAGTCCTACTGCCAACAAGATCCAGCTTTTTATCCTGGTATCGTTTTTGTCTCTTTGGTTGCTCACGCAATTATCCGGTCTCCCGTCAATAATTACTTATTGAAAGATGCATGAACATGATCCGTGTGAGGTGATGGACCGTTGTACCTTCTCCATCCCTTACTGGGTGACCAGATGTATCTATTCCAAATAACGTATTTAATATTCCAAGCTTTATAATTCTGAATAAGGTCGTTAGCAAGAGCATCACCCTGTTTTTTATTACTATAAGTCATGAAGTCAAGAGCGCGTCCTTTTGGATGGTCAGAACCAGGTACAGATCCATGTTCTCGCCATCCACCTACATCTTTAATTCCATATTTAGAGCCCCAATAATCAGCAGCTTTGGCTACATTAGGGGTTACTTTCTTTAGATGGTATTTCCTACTAACACCACTAAAATCTCCTCCACCCTCATAATTAAAATTAGGATTAATTCCACCAACAGCATTTCTTAATTCTTCTTGGCGTCTTTCGTAGTCAGCTTGTTCTTTATTTGCTACTTCTTGCTGAGTAACGGCAGTAGCTGCTCTAGAAATATCTCGAAAACTACCCAAATCTTTGTAGTAAGAACTAGGATCAAAAGGATCTCTTTTAAAGGTAAATCCAATAGGTTCTCGTTTCAATCTTTCAGTTTTAGGTTGATATCGTTTATCAATTAATTCTTTAATCCAAGAATTATTTGGTTCTGGCTTTTCTTCTGTTAATCCCAGAAGTTTATCTGTAATCCCCACGGTTCCGTTTCGCAATTTCTGTAAGTAATTGTCTTAATTCAGTCTGTGCCTGGGGCTGATAAGGTCCTGTTCCAGTAACACCAGCAGAAGTTAAAAAATTAATAAGTTGTTCAGGATTCCAAGGTTCGTTATCTCGGGTCATACCTGTAATCCTAGCTCCAATTCCAACAGCGGGAATCTGTTGAGCTAAATGACCAGGTACTCCTCCTTCAACACTTTCTAAAGGAATTCCGAGTGAAGTGTTTCCAGTAAGGAGTTCGATAGGAATTCGTGCCGCCGGACTAAGTGATGATAGTAGAGTTTTTGCAGGTGATCCGATTTGTGAAATTTGGTCGACAAAGGGATTTGTTGGGTTAATAATAGTGTAACCCGAAGCTTCTCCTCTCCAAGTTTCATCTCTACCCAATCCCGAACCTGGTTGTAAAACGGGTCCAATTCCTTTTTCCCTTAACCAATCTGGGAACATTTGATCCATTGGGAAAGGATCCGCTGGACCCTGAGATTCAATTCCTGTAGCTAATTGAATATTTGCCATCGCTTTTGGAAATGCAAGTGTAATATGTGGACGCATTAAAGCGCCTTCAATAACTAAAGGTGTTGCCTTCCGCATCCAAGAATAGAAAGGAATGATTCGTCTGAGTACATTTTGTTCGAAACCAGTAAGGTCCATTCCGTCCGGGTGAAACTTTTTGACTCGTCTCGCAGCTTGTTCAACAGCAACTCTGAGTGGTTGATTCGATTTTCCAAGGACATCAACGAAATGAGCAAGTCTGACCCAGTGATCTCTAAGTTCAGATGTTCTGGTTGCAACATCATAAAGTTTACCTCCAAGAGGTTTAAAATTGGCTCCAAATGTACCAAATGCAGGAGCAGCATCTCCAACTAAATCTTCAACGTGCATTGCTCTAATAAATAAACCTTGAGATTCAGCAGCTTGATAAATTTGCTCAGCGGTTAACCTATCGCCGCGTTTTGTGGTGAGTACAGTATTGCCAGGACGAGATCTAAGAGCACGATCACGAAGCCCAGGATCCATAATATTAAAAACAGATTCCAAGCTCTTGTAACGAGTCGGAAAAGCATGGAGTACTTTAGTTGCAATTGCATAAGGCCTAGGGCTAACAACGCCGTCAAGGGCAGCAAGATAGATATCGCCGTTAAGATTACGAATATGGTGCGATGGAGAGTAGATAGTGACACCAGTTTTCCACATCCTTTGTACTTTGTCAAAAAGTTCAATTGCCTTATGGGGCGTTCTGAACACGTCTCTAGTCAACTGCCGCTGTAAATTAGTTAATTGAGTTGCAATCTGTTCTGGAAAATAAGTACCAGCAAGTCTAGAAATTCCTTCTACTTGATGCTGGAACTCTGCTCCTTTAATAGGCATTCCCCAACGAGCAGCCGCGTCATCCCACATCGAGTTTTTCCGGGTAACCATCTGAAGTGAACGTGTAAGTTGATATAAAGCTTCTGCTGGTTCGTCAACATCCCATTCTTTCCATGAATGCATCCAATTACCGTTGCGATAATCAAAATTTCTACCTAATTTATCAGCACCCTTAGTATCAATTAATCTCAAATTCTTAGGAAGTTCATCATTTAATTCTTTAAGTAAAGTACCACTACGTAATACAACAGCTTCTGCATTATCTTTAATTCCATGGGTACCCATTAAGCGTTCAACAATATACTTAAATTGAGTTGCCAATTCTTGTTCTGCTGGAGATCCTGGTGAAATTTTACCTTGAGCCACAGAGAAGGCTATTTTACGTTGTGTAGCTGTAGTACTTCTAACTAATGGACGCATGGTCTCAGAGAAAGCGGCAGCAACATTCCTAGCTGTATCAATATATTCTCTAGAGAATGGTTTGAGATCTTTAGCACCCCACCAAGTGGCAAACTTGGTCATGATGCCTTCAGTTACTCTACTTTGTTCTGTCTGTCGACCTAAAAGTTTAGGATTAGCACCTAATACTTTGTATGTCTCATCAGTAATTTTATGCATCGTTTGAGGATTAAGAATACCAGAAGAAGACTGCCTGACAAGATTACGCGCTTCTTGCTGAATAGTGCTATAAAGTTTATCACGATCTGGATTAAAAAGATCATCAATGAAAGTTTTTGCTGTTCTCGCCTCTCTCGACGAAGCACCTGCTTTTTCTGCAAGTCGACTCAATTCTGTAGCTAGTTCACTAGTTACGGAAGGTACTTGACTGGGAGGTAGATTTTTAACATAGGGCACCAAATCCTGTCCTGTTTTAACTACAGGATCTAAGATTTCTGCAACAACCTGTGGCGTAGTATAAGACTTCAAATCTTCAATTCGTTGGGAAGGACGTGCTTTTCTAAAGTCATCCACTAATTTAGAAGATAGAGCTTTAGGCCCACCTAGCAGATTAGCAATGTCACTAAGTCGAACACTAATACCTTCAGCATCTACTAAATGCCTACCAGCCTGTAAAACTTCTTCTTCTGCAATTCTAAGCATCTGAAAAACATGAAAGGCTCTACGATCTTTACGCACTTTACCAGCTGCGTGAAGAATTTTATTATAAAGATTTGTCTGTCCTACATGGTTGATATTTCTAATTCTATTATTTTTAAGAAACTCTTGTGCTGCTTCTCTTGCTGTATTAATCCATCGTTCATTAATACTTAACTCAGGAAAAGGAGGAGGAGCAATTCTAGCTTCAGTAAGTGCGTCTGCCGGTTTAACTCCAGCTTGAAGTTTCTCAATTTGCTTCCTAAGAATGTTCTTAGCCACAGGGCTCTTTGTCTTGATAATCTGCTCATTTAACCGCTTAATGTCGGGCAGGGCAGAGAAGGGCTTGTCTGAAAGAGCTAATGGGGGAATATGTTGTCTAAGATTAGAAACGATAGGAGTTTTAGGTACTTCAGATGCAACACTAGGGAGTGCTAATTGAGGTCCGGCAGGCATCGGAGTAGCAGCATTTAAATCAGAAACAGGAGTGGGAATACTAGACGGAGGAGGGACTGCTTCATCTACTTTGTTGAGATTATTAGCCTGTGTTGCAGCTCTGCGGGAAATTTCTTCTACTAAATTTTGAGCTGTTCTTCCAGTACCTTCTTCAACAGCTTTAAGTGCTTCAGTACTAGCTTTAGCAGCTTTTCCTAATTTTGGTGCTAGACCGATTCCACCAAGATAAGTTAATGGATCAGCTAAGATATCAATACCCATACCAATTGCAAATTTAGCAGCACCTGGAGAACCTTCAGGAACTACTTCTTCAACAATATCTCTACCTGTAGTTTTTTCTTTTCCAGTTAGACCTGCTACAACATTCGGTCCAGTCTTCATAGGATTTAGAAAGTCTGTTGCTGCATGAATACCTGCAACTAAAGGATCTTCATCTTTATGTTCGAGAATTTCTTGCTTAATAGGATTTAATACCCCATAGAGCGGTCGAGACATAAGATCAATAATTCTATTAACAACACCCGGTCCACGCGGATCTTTACGATTATTCTCCTCAGTAGACTTATAGGGATTTTGAATTCCAACACCTGAAAGGACAGATTGAGATAAACCAGCTACTTGCTGAAAATTAGGTAAAGGACCTCTGCGTGCATTCTCTCTAACTAAGTTAGCAAGAATATTAGTTAGTTCTTGATCGGTCATAGTTACTTCTTACCGTAATACAACTGCAAGTACATTAAAAGTTCCTGATGAGTTTCTTCATCAATTTCACCACGTCGCAACATTTCATCAGCTTGCGCCATAAACCACTGAGGAGTCGTATCTACAAAAGTACCAGGAACGGGATTACGCTTATCTTCAACCTTACCATATACAGCCTCAGGACTACGCTGAAGACGCGTAAAGGCATTCGCCAACTCCTGCTGAGCATCAGGAGATAATTGTGACATATAAGTGTCAGGAGTCAACGCTTGCTGTTTACGTCCTTGTAATTGACTTTGTAACATATCCCACAGCATACCTTGACGGCGACCTGCTTCACCTTGAGCCATCTGCTGCTGCTGCATTAACATATTTTGAGCTTGATTGTACTGATTCATATAAGTTTCTTGAATACCAGAAGTTCGTTCAGCTTCAAGGTTATTTAAATAATCCTGTAATTCAGCCAGCATATTTGTTGAAATTTCATTACCTGCCATAGTAGCATTTGGAGAACCTTCGCGGTAATAAGTTTGATCAGCTTGTCCAATATCCATATATCTCTGTGCTTGTTGAGCCTGATTTTCAGCAGCACCTGTTAAAGCATCAGCCACAGGAGCTTGCTGTTCTTGTAATACATCAGGTAGAGCGGCTTCAATTCCTAACTGCTTAAAGAGTTCACCTTGCTCATTTGAGACCCTTGAATAATCACCTTGAATATTGCTGCGCAATTGACCGTATAATTGCTCAACTTGTTTTTGTGCATCAGCAGCTTGTGCAGCTTGTTGTGGCGCCAATCTCTCATAATCGTTAGACAAAGCTCGGTACATATCTTTAACTTCTTGACGATTTCTAGTACCCTGCGCTTGCGCAGTTTTAGATCTTTGATCGTAAATAGGATCAATAACTTTATGCACCTGAGACATTAAATCAGCAGTATTAACACTGGTGGGCATATTGACAGGCTGTTGAAGTTGGCTCAATAGTTGCTGATAAAGAGCCATCAGAGGATCCTGTGGCTGCATCTGACCTAATTGAGTTACTGCATCACTAACGGCACTACCAAAAGCATTACCAATATTACCATAATTCTGAGTTGGTCTGGGAGAAGCACCTCGTTGAGAATTAAGAATTGAAGGAGTAGTTGCAGAAAAAGGACCACCAACAAAAGGAATAGTTCTTTTAAGTTCACCTAAAGCGTACTGTCGTGGAGTTCTAGTTAATCTTTCTAAAAGGGCCGCAATGTCAGGCCCGGGAAAAACACCTGCCATCACTACTCCTTAAACTAAGCACCAATCTTATATTTTGCAGCACGTCGTGCGAGTGCTTCTTGTTTTGCAGCTTCAAGAGCTAAATCTTGTTCCCTACGATAATTCTTTTCCTGAGACATCAAATCAGCAAGTAAAGCTGCCTGCTGCTGCTGTAAAGCTTGAGATTGCTGAGTAAATTGTTGCTGAAATTTTCCCTGCTCTTCACCAAAAAGACCAGACTGAATTAAACCCCGAGATGCAAATTCATTACGTAAATCTTCTAATTGCTGAACACGATCACGTTCCATACTTGCCTTAGTTTGAGTAAACTGAGTTCCAGCTTCTCCGCGTCGGCGACCTAATTCACTTAAAAAATCAGCTAAGCTACGCTTTCCTCCCCGTACTACATTTTGATATGCAGCATCAGTACCTAAGAAAGCATTAATATCCGGAATACCTGTTTTGGGCGTGTTATAGTGATTTTCAGGAATGGACATCTCAGGACGACCACCTCCACCCCTAGATTTTCCACCTCCCCTATTTTCAGGAATAGAATACCTAGTACCTCCCCCACTGCTCCGAGAACGCGTCCTACTACTCCTAGATGCTCTAGAAACAGCCCTACCTACAGAACTACCAGCCGATCTAGGCTTAAGTGCCTTAGAAATAGCAGAACCAAAACTAGCACCAATACTACTTCCACCTGAATTATCAATAGGCATTAAATTATCCTCCCCACATCAGCACTCATTTGGTTACCACTACTAACTGCCTTTAATCTGCGTAACATTGCCGTTCGTCTAGCTTGATATTTTAAATCCCTCTCTCTGTGGCCAGAAGGGTCTACAGGACCAATATTAGGAGCATCCCTTCCACCACCGTAAATTTTATCTCCAGCGGCATAAGGAAGAAATTGTTTACCTTGATAAATAATTTTACTTCCTCCTTTTCGCATTATGAAATTCTAGCACTCACCAATTGCTTGATACCTACCACAGCTGCATATTGAAAAATCTTAGTAGGTTGTGCTGTAGTTCCATTAGTCTCTAATCGTAAAGAAAAGTTAATCTTTCTGAATCTCATTGTTTTTCCGAATTTGATTAACTTATTAGTGTTAGCAATATCATCACCTGTAATAGTCTCTTGAAAACTATTTGCACCAGCAGTAGGATTCTCCCAAGTATTCAAGTCAGCCCATGTTTCACCATTTAAAGCATCCCATGTAGTTGAGTTAATCAAAGTAATAGGAGTAGCAAATCCAGTAACGTCTTTACCTGTAATTACATCCGCACTCCACCAGAACAATTTCTTGTATCTAACAGGATCAGCCATGTCATAATCTTTAGTAGTCGCTACACAGTAAAATTTATGAGTACCTAGTCCTTCGGAAGTACCACTTGATCTACCATCAATGATCTTAATGACTTTATAGCCTCCGGAAGAGACGTCGAAGGAGTATCCCGTGTAATAAGAATCAAGCCCTGATCCAGTGAGATCACGTGCTCTAATGAGTGGACCGAATATATGCCATTCAATGGTTGAGGTATCATCAGTTTTTGACCATTCTCCCCAGGTTTTAGTACGAAGTTGGAAAGAATAGGTACGGTTATAGTATCTAACAACAAGACGTTCTCCTAAAATACTTAAATGCTGATTTTCATATCTCGTTGTAGTACCTGTAGGTAATGAATTATCGAATACAAGCGGCACTTTAAGATTGAGCAGAGAAAAGTTATAATTAATAATTTCGTATACTTTGTTACGGTGCAAAGCATACACCGTATTTTCATACTGTACTACTCCTAGACTCCCATCAGATCCAACTACAGGATTAATTTCACGAAGAATCGCATCAGCAGGATCTAAATCGTATGCAAGAACATGAGTACTTTCTCCTTTAAAAAGTAGTAGATTATCTTGATAGACGACCACATTATTGAGAGTATCGCCATCACCAGGCTGTACATCAATAAAATTAGTACCAGGCCATGTAGTAAAATCGGCCGATGCTGAAAACGAGAGACGAGATGCATTAGAAGTTGCCGTATTTCCGGGACATAAATATAACCTGTTCTTATGAACTACACACTTTTCAGCTCTGGGCATAGCAGCAACTGCAACAGCGCCACCGCCAACAGTCCAAGATATTCCGCCGTTAGCGCTTCCGGGGGTGGCAGGTAGCCATACTGTATTATTATAAACTTCCATTGTTTTACATTCACGAGAAACTGCTCCAGGATTCAATTCGGTCCAAGAACTGCCTGCATTCGAACTAACAAAAGTCTTACCATCTCTAGTTGCAAACAAGTACAAAGTACCACTGAATACAATAGAACCAAAAATAAGAAGTCTTTGATTGGTTGCCCCTTGAAACATAATTTGAATAGATGGCCTGCTTACAAGAGATCCATCTGTATCAAGTTCAAAATTTAAACAATCAGTTAATTCATTATCCTGCACAAGCACTGGATCTGATCCAATATTCAATCCTCCTGTAAAAGGCCCCAATCTTAAAATCTCAGTAGGCATTCCTTCTCCTTACTGATCGTATTCCAATACTGTAATAGTGGGATAAGTAGCCGTAGCTTCTGTAGTTTCTCGGGTCTGTAGTAAACTCATATCAGATTGAAAATCTACTTTATACATTTGTGCAGGCTCATGATCTTCATCCAAAAGACTAGCCTGCCACATGCAATACTTTAAAAGGGTATTGTGGTAAATAAGAGGCAGCGAGATTGTATCTGAAAGCCCCGTTACATCTGTAGGCTTTTGATTATATAAAACTTTGATACCATTAGTAAAAGACTCACTTGGTGTAGGAAATAAAAGAGCCTTACCTTCATACATAGTAAAGAATGCAGGATTTCCTGCTGTATAAGCAGTACCATCCCAACCATCAATCGAGTTATCAAATTCTTGCATATTTTTATATCTTAAAGCACTATAGCTCAACATTGCTGAAAATTTGTAACGTAGTGATCTAAGAATCATTAAATCAGTAGGTAGAGTATAAGAAGATTGATTAGCTACAATATTGATAAAGGCTGTCTTTTGTAAGGCACCATCATTATGTTTGATAATCTCTACTTGACCGTCATTAATCCAACGTTTAATATCATCATCATTTACCTGAACAGCAGCTTCATCGCCAAAGATACGTCTAACTCTAGTAACAATATCACTGACAATCATGTTAGATGTTTCCTAACAGAACCTAAGTCTCTAAACTCATCATCACGTACACGACCTTCATGAATCCAACGACTCTTAGTATTCTTAATAACAAAAGCACTAAAATCTTTCATAGCTTCTCTTTCATCAATTTCTTCTTTAAGTTTCAAAGCTTCAACAGCTTTATTGTGAGCATCCATTCTTTGAAGCACATTACCATGTCTACTATCAGAACTCCATAATCTAGCAAGAATGTCAGCAGGATTAGACAAAGAATCTGCATATAAAACAATTTTTTTATTTCTATCATCTACAATACGAAAAACTTTAGATTTATCTGTTAAATTCTGCTGTTCCGCCACAGGGACCATTTCAAGAAACAAATACTGATCATAATCATTTATGATCTCCGCCAAGCGTTGAAACTCAGCGGAGACCCATTCGTCAATTTCTGACATTTACTTCTTAGCTCTTCCAGTATCATCTAAGGGTGATTCATCAGCATATACAGCCTGAGAAATAACACGAGATGTTGTTGCGTTTTCAGTACCTCCCTTAAGTGCTCTATTATAGTTATCCTTTGCTACATCAGGATGTAGATGAGTTCCGCTGGGAATCTGCTTAGCACCAGAATCCCTATAAACCTCTACATTAGGATTCTCATCTACTGCATCTGGAATCTCACTGTTGATATTATACCTTGCAGCAGACTCTTCCGGAGTCTCAGATGCTAACTCGGCAGGAGTCTTATTAAGCATATCAGACAACGAGGGAGATTCTGACTTTTTAGGAGTTGGAGTCATTACAAGCCCTTCTGTTGTAAATAAAGAACAGGGTGGTCGCAATTTCTACAACTACGACCACACCCATTCTCACCTGTCGTGCGTTTCCTTATTACTACACATACATCCATCAA